CTCAACACCACCAGCCATTGAACCGCCAGTGAAAGTGGTAGACTTAGAAAGCAAACCAGCAAGCTGAGGAGATGTACCATTACCAGTAAACAATTGGTTTTCGATTACAGTCTCAACACGCTTCACGCCATTGGTTTGGATGTAAGAAGCCAAGTAAGCGGCATCTTCCAACATTTCCATAGAAACCTTCATGTGTACACCGATTTTTTCAACCTTAGCTCTTTGCTCCTTGTATTGTACGTCGATTTGAGTTTTCTCAACACCTTCGCCAATCATTACTGGAGTTCCTTGCTGGTCATATTCTTCAACCCATACTGCATATTGAGTTCCGATTGCTCCAACACTTGCGTTAGCAAGGTAAACCAACAAACGCTGGCGGATAGGAGAAACAACACCAGTAAACTCGGAGATTGTTACTTGTCCAGAAGAAGCTTCGTTAGCGATAGTTGAAGCCAAAGTGATAGTTCCAACTGACTTCTCGTTGATTTCAAATACCAAAGGAGCTTTCAAACGAGCGTTAGGCTCAGACTTCAATCTTTCGATTTCTGCTTTTACTGGAGCGTAAGCCTTCATAAATGCGGTTTTGAAATCCTCACCGCTTACCTCTTTCTCAACTGCGCTTTTTTGCATTGCGATGTCAAGCTTATCAAGTTGCTTCTGCATTTCTGCTGCATCTTCTTTACTTACTACATTGTCGAATGATTTCAACAATGCTTCTGCCTTTTCGAAAGCCTCATTGGCTTTTACTTCGGCGTTGCTAGCTTTTGCCTTTAGGGCTTCGCCAGCTTCTGCGATTACCGCTTTAACGGCATCCAAAGTTAAATTTTCCATGATTCAAATTGTTTTTTAAGTTCGTTAATTGTTATTATTTCGACCGCTTCGGCTTCTTTTATTTCCAAAGTAGGCTCGGCTGGCTTTAGAAACTCCAAAAGTGATTTAAGTTGATTTTCTAGTTTTTCAATTGTTTCGTCGGTTGCGTCGGATGTTTTTACAAACTTCTCAAGTCTGCTAAGATATTCGAACGCGTCCGCTTCGCTTTTAAGGTCAATAAACGTAGTCTCAGGGTTAGCTCCCAAGAATTGAACTGCTGAGCCTTCGTACATCATTACTTCCTTAATTAGGTTCGCTTTAGCCTCCTGGTCGAACTGCTCTTTAATAGTTCTAAAGCCAAACGAATGCTGGTTAATTAGCTCGCTCTCAATCATTTTCTGAAAGTCTTGACCAGCTGCGTGGCTACCAATTTTAGCCTCGTAACGCAAGCCTTTATTGTCTTCGTAAAGATTGGTGATTTTTGCGACAACCTTGTTTTTATCGTGGTCAAGTAAATACTTGATTAACTGCTTACCTTGTGGCCCACGCTCCATTACAGTCTTGGTAAACGCTCCTGGCTCGATTACATCGCCATCGAGGTCTTTGTTACCAAAAACGGCAAAGTAACCCGAAACAATCCCTTGTTTGGTATCTGAGTCGGCAAAGCCTTGGTTTAGTCCTTTCTTTAACATCGCATATTCGTTTAGACAAATATACAAAGAAAAAAAATTAGGAAACAAAAGGCCTAAATTTCAGAATTAAGAATAATCATTGTTTCCTCTTTAAGTATTACAGAAATCCATTCCGTATCATTTTCCAATCTAACTTGATAAGAATTAATCTCAGCTAAAATTTCTTTAACTAATTTGGCAGCTTTATCAAACTCCAATTTTGATTGTAAGAACTCAATTTGATTTGTCCAAATGTTTACTTGCTCAATTTCAATCATTATTGTGCTATTCTTATGGTTTTAAAATCTACCCCAATTTTATCTAAATACTCTAAAAACGTATCATAGACCTTTGGATGCAATTGTTTTAATCTTTGGTTATCATAAACATAAGCTGAAAATGTCTCAGCAAAAAACTCAAGTGAATTTGTTTTTCCGTAATGTGTTGGAGCATCAAAAATACTTAATTTATTTTTAGTAAATATTTGTTCCCAAATTTGTGCGCCTCCTTTTTCTCCAAATTCATTAAAATCTTTAAATGCTTGCATTAGGTGAGCGCTTTCGTGAGTAATTGTTGGAGCAATGTTTTTTCCATCGGACGACCTTACAGTCCATTTAGAGAAGTTTCCTTTTTTATCTTTAAATGCAAAAACCTTCCCATTTTCATCCAACACAACATCAATGTCCTTTGTTCTTTTTTGCTTTATTCTTGAAAATCTAAATCCTTGATTTTTTACTAAATCATTAATCTCTTCGTTATTAATTAAAGCATTAATTTTCCTAAATTCTACAACTGAATCTTTATTTATTTCAATATTCATGTATTTACCATTCATAATGGCATTTCCATTTTGATTTTTATCCATACCTCCTCCAATTCTCAAGCTTGAACTACTTAAAAACTCACCCTCTCCTAAAGTTCTATTAGCAAATTTTCTAGCTCCGTCAGGAGATTTATCCTTAATAGTTCTTAGCGCTATTAATGAATTGTTTTTATTCATATTTTCACTTACTCCATTAGAGTACTGCAAAATATTTTTAGCCTTTTCATTTATAGCTTTAGATTGTTCACTTGCAATTAAAGAATCAGATAATCTTTGATTTTGTAAGTATAAATCATCGTTTGCTTGTTGCTGCATTGTTTGAGTTGCAATAACTGGCAAATTATTGTTAAACGTCTCAGGGAAATTACGACGCGCGTAAGCCTCGGAAATATAGACCACAACGCAACTGCAATTAATTGTTTGAGCTGCTCCGCCTTTTTGGTCGCCAGGCTTGTCCATAAAAACCTCAACGCCTTTAGTCGTAAATACAAAAGGTTGGTCTGCTCTTATTGGTTTGTCTTGTGCCTGAATATGTTGAAACCTTGGCTCTCTTGAGCCTCCATGTATCCAAAGTTTCCAAAGAGTTGTACCTGTTTGTTTCGCCCAATCCTCGGCGGAACGCTTCTTTCCTTCGTTGTAAGCTCGTGTCGATTCAGTCCTAGCAATTGCCCTGGCTCTAGCAATGTTTGGTATTTGCTCAAGTAAAAGACGCTCTATCTGAAAAGGGTTTAAGCCTTGTTCAACACCTTCGCCAAGTATATTTTGGATTTGCTCTAACGTATTATCATTTACGCCAGTTATTAAATTGCCTAGGTTTTGCAAAACCCAATCCTTAATCCATTCTCTCCAGGTATTTAAAAAGAAATCGTCAGGTACATAAGCCTTCTCGCGGTTGTCTTGTCTTATTCTGTTAAACTCTTGCTTAGCCGACTCAACAAAGACCGTTTGGTAAAACTTAATGTAAGCCTCTTGCATTGGCAAGGGCGACGGATTTGGCTTGGCTTGTAGCTTTAAAGCCGCGGTAAATAGCTTAATCCCAAGGCGCTCGTATTTCTTTAGGTCAGATTGTGCCGACCTTCTAACCTTGGAATAATTTATAAGCTTCATTTTTTACGCTGGGAAATCGCTAAAATCCGTTGTCGCATTACCTAGAGCCTCATCGCTTGGAATTACGTTGCTAGGTATCCAATGCACGTCCATGGCTGGGTCTTCGCTAGCGTGCCAGTTCAACAAGCTTCTTACCTCATTTCCTGTAAAGTATGGAGATTTGCCGTATGTTTCTAGGATAACTTTTACGTCAGGTTGTAACTCGCTAAAGCTAGAGATATCGAAATCAATAACGTAATCCATTCCGTAAGACTTGCCAAGCCATATTGTAAATTTCTCCTCAATCATTTGTAGTTGAGGCATAATTACATCGGTAACCAAAGCCTTTTGCGCTCCTTCCAAATTAGCATAGGTAGCGTTAGAACTAAACAAAACAGGGTTAACTCCCCAAAGACCGCAAAGCGTTTGCAAGTCCATGTTTTGAGAGTTTATAATGTCCATCGCAACTGGAGACAATCCGATTGCATCGTAACGCAAAGGAATAGAAGACGCGACGATTTTATTAATGTTTTTATTGCCGTTTATCCTCTCATCTATCCGCTCGTCCATCTTGGCTCTTTGGTCAGGGGACGGCCAAAACTCAGGGTTTGTGATATTTGGGGAAATAATGCCTTTGGCTCCTCCGTTTTGGAAAGTCTTTTGCTTTGCATAGGTCGCCTCATTGTTTGCTTGTAAGGTTGTTAAACCAGCCAGGAGCGGAGGCATTCCACGCAATTGCGCTCCGTTCAAATCCCAAGTTAGATTCGTGGTTTTAATGTGTAATACCTGGTCAGCTGGTATCTCAATATTTTGGTCGCCAATTATCAATTTATAGCCGCGTACTGGCTCGAATAAACTGCCAGCCACAATCTCTACATAGTTAGACGGCAAAACGTACATCTCCTTTATTTTGCCCTTATTTAGGCCTTCAGATGGAGCAAATCCGTAAACAAATATCTCGCCGCTAGTATTGTACCACGTTAGCATCGAATCCAAAAACTCGCTCCAAGTTTGCATTGGATTAGGGTTTTTGATTAGCTGGTTTACTGGGTCTAAATAAGTGACATCCTCAAGCTCCTTCTTTCTAAATGCTATGCTTTGCAATCTGTTAAGCTCTTTGGTGTTGTACTTTCCGCCTCTGTATTTCTTGGATGCTTCGCTCTCTTTGTAAACGTAGGTCGGGCATTGCTTGCCTTTCTCTGCTATCTTTCGAATGATTGAATAAACCAGGGCGTTTCCCTTGTATCCCTTGTCGATAAAAGTTTGCTGGTTCGAGTCATACCAAACAACAAGCGTGGAGGCCGTAAATTGGCCATAAAGTATTTGATTTAGTAGGTTTACATCGGGATAAGTCTTTGTTGGCGTGACTTGTGGCGTAATGTAATTCTGAAGAGCCTTTAATAGCATAGCATATTCGTTTTAACAAATATACCTATTTATTTTTTTCTAAAAATGCAAGTCCA